CTACGGATACTTCACGGTTCTTAAAAATTGAGACTTCGCTCATTTGCTTCTCCTTACGGTTATTTTATATTTACTGTCTACTAGCATACCCGGCGGGAACTTATCTGGGTACTCATCTAAAAACTGTTTCATGTTCGATTGGTGCAGTGATTGTTTAAGCAGACCCAAAGCATCATTGTCTTTTATAAACTTGTACATAGAGTCCCAATCGCTCGTCATGTACTGTGTTGATACACCACGCATAACTAATCCTGCTGCTGTGTTGATGCTCTTCGCATCGTTCTCGTTACAAGCCTCAAGCAACTGCTTTTCAACTAAGTCCATCTGTTCTACTAACAACGCATCTTCTGCTTTAAACTTCTTACTCAACTCCGTTCGTGCATCTCGTATCTTTAAATAAATCTTAACTAGCTTATTCGCCGACAGATCATCCATATTATCTCCTTCAAATAAAAAGTGTGGGGTCAACGCGGCTGAAAATCATTACTAAAGGACCACGCCCCCCACTGCCGGTGTTATATGCGCCACCTCCGGCTGGGCTGTTCAGTACTCAATATACTCCGTCTCTTGACAATGTCAACTACTTTGTTGAGATTTCTTGTTTGTATAATTCAATGATGCGATTGTGGTTAGCAATATTGCCACGCAGCATCTTGTACAGCCTACGTTCTACTTCACTACCGCTGATGTGTACGATGGTCATGACGTTCTTCTGCCCCGGCCTGTCAATACGTGCGTTAGCTTGCAGATAAGTCTCAACACTAGTCACAGGTGCGTACCATATGATTGTGTCTGCTGCGGTAAGCGTAAGTCCATGCGATGCTGCTTGTGGTTGAATGATAAGTACCTTTGGGTCAACCTGACTTTGAAAGCGTTGGATAATATCGTTACGCCGATTAACTGGAACCTGCCCGCTGATAACGTCAGTCTTGATACCTGCCTTCTCCAAGTGTTTCTGTAGCAGCGAGATAGTGTGCGTAAACGGCACGAACACCAGCACCTTGTGGCTTGACTCCTCGATGACTTCTTGCACTACGTTCAAGCGATTGCTGACATCGAACTCCACAACTTCTTTAGAGTCTGAGTACACAGCGCCGCCAGAGATTTGCAATAGCTTGTTAAGCTTAACGGCTGCGTTAACAGACGTAACCTCCTCGCCACCTGCTTGCATAATCATCATCTGCTTTAAGATGTTGTAGTACTTGATCTGCTGCGAGGTCAACGGTACTTCACGTTCGATGTGCGTCACTGCTGGCAGGTCAAGGCACTGCGCCTTCTCAAAGCGTATCGCTGGCTGTAGTGCGTTATGCACCGTAGTCTCAGCGTTGATTCTAGGTATCCAACGGAACTGCCCAACCTTCTCCATTACCTTGTCGCGGAACTGCCCAAAGAACTTTGGTATGCCGTCAGGGTTAATGAGTTTAGCTAAGCCGTACGCATCAACGGGGGACTGCGCAGCGGGTGTACCTGTTAACATCCACAACCAAGTTTGTGGGGTCATCACATCACGCAATGCTTTCCACCGATCTGTTTGCATATTCTTATACGCTGACGCTTCGTCGGCAACAATCAAGTCGAACTCGCCGTTTTCTTTTATTGCATCACGTACGATGCCAAGCCCGTCGAAGTTAATGATAACGAACTCAGCGTCGCCCTCTATGATTGCCTTGCGTACTTCACGCTTACCATAAGCAATGTCGCAGCTACGGTGTACTGCGAAACGGAACAGGTCGTTCTGCCATGCGGACTTCATGATCGACAGTGGGCAGATGATAAGCACACGACGAATAAGACCTAGCTTCATGAGGTAGTCTGCTGCCCAGATAACTGCCGCTGTCTTACCTGTGCCTTGCTCGTTGAAACAGAACGCACGCTTCCGCAACGTCAGAAACGACGCCGTGTCTCGCTGATGTGCGAACGGCTTGAACAGCCCCGGCCAGTCATAGTCCCGCGTGATCGTAGACGGTACGTTCTTGATGCGTAGCTTAGCTAACTCTTGTGCCTCGTCTAGCCCCCAGAACACCGCAACGTCATGCAGTCCATCACCTAACTCCTTCACAACCTTGCTCTTCTTAATCTTGTCGGTAACAAGATGTGGCCGTCGTGTGCGAACCACTAGAATCTTATTGTCTACGATTTGCATTACTTAGCCTTTGGCTTGTTCTTCTTCACCGTGTGGTCTGCGTTGCGGCTGAACGAACGGTTCTCGCTAGGCTTCTTCAGTTTCAGGTTACTAGGTGCATTGGTGCCGCCCTTGCTAAGAGGCACGACGTGGTCGATGTCTTTGCCCTTGCGGTCAATACCTTTCTTGTCCATCTCGTTACGGGCACGCTGCCTATCCATACGTGTTGGCAGTTCACCGCGTTCTTGCTGCTGCTCGTACTCTTTCTTGTACGGCCTTGGTTTGTTTACGTAGGGCATTAGCCTCTCCTATTGTGTGCACACTCGGTAACAGGGCAGAACTTGCACAACGGTCCTGACACTGGGTTCCATACATTATTTTTCATTGCTGCTTCAAGTCTAATTAACTCAGGGTGCATCGTGCTCATGTACGCCATCTTGAACAGTACTTCGTGTTCTTTCTTTATCATTTCATTGCTAACCACAAAGAGCAGCGCCGATTTGATATACACCACCTCGGGGAACTTTAGGAACAACGCCCCCGCTAATAAGTCTAGCTGCTTGGTGTCTGCGTACTTAGCATTTTTGCTTGTTTTGTAATCCACAAGGTATGCCGTATCTCCGTTAACAATAACCAAGTCGGCAATGCCGCGCCACCACACGTCTCTCGCAAAGAAATCGCACGGACTGTACTTCCCCTCGCGTTTCGCCACTCCCAGTTTGAGTTCACAATACTTTTCGCCATCAATACGATTGAGAGCTTCAAGTGTGGGCGCGATAAAACTAAACTTTGGCGGTATGGGAGTGCCGTCCCTGATATAGTTTTCAGCCGCCGTATGTAACTCCTTGCCGTAAACCGTTGCGGTAGTATCTCCATCCTGCACATCCTTTGCGATTTTTAAATGGTAGTACTTCTTCGGGCATTGATCGAAGGTTTTGATGCTGCTATAAGACCAAGCTATTGTCATACTTTGTGCCCAAATTGGTTTACGTGCCAATCATCTAACGCCTCATCCTGCTCGTTAGGAAAAATGCCATGCCATCGTTCTATCTTCAGCCCATACTCGCGCCCATTCTTGCACCCCTCAAACAAGTCTGCCATCTCGTAGTACGACATTGGGGTGCGATGCTTTGTATTCACCATCTCAACCTGTTTCCGCCCTTGTTTCTGCCCATTCATTATTCCACTAGGGTAAGCACTGCTCCATGCAGCCTTCCATGCGGCATACAGCGGGTCGTCTTTGTATAAGCTAGGGTTAACAGCGTAGTTCCCCGGTAGCTCAAGGTTATTTTCAACCATCCACTGCACAAATTTGTTGTCGCATCTGTTTAAGGGTTTAGGCGGTTTAGGTTTCTTCTTAACATTCGCCATAGCTCCTCCCATGTCCTGATTCACAGTTAAGTGGCAACTCCATACCCCAATCGGGGCGTGTACGCATACACATCTCGACGTACTCCTGCGCGGTATGTACATCTGCCTCTGGTACTACGCAAGCAACCGCATCGTGCACCGTCATAACAACCTTGTACTTCCTAGCAATCTGCAACATCTGCTTGCCTATGATGATCCGTGCAAGGGCTTGACATACGTTCTCCACAACCTTCCCGCCGTATATCCTATTGGGTACAGTCGTTTTGCCCCTCTTTGTATCGTACACCATCTCTACCTTTCCGTCATCATTTGCTACCATGCGCAGGTTCGGATAGCGTATATACATCCCGTTCGGCAACCGGATACCCTTCTTACCCTCGACGTGCAGCACGCCGTCCCTACCTAGCGGTGCCGTCTGGTCTTGCATGATGGCGTCCAATGCCGCGTGAGCTTGCCGCCAGAGCTTCGTAATCTGTGGATACTTGTCTCGGTACACGGCAATGATGCGCTGTGTCTCCTCCAGTGGCATCTCCACCTTAAACGTCTTAAGCTGAGCTTGGAACTTAGCCGCACCCATGCCGTACCCTGCACCTAAGATGGTAGTCTTACCGACGAACCGTTCATCTTTGGTAATGTCTTCCTCTTCCTTACCGTAGATCGCCGAGGCCATCTTCTTGTACACATCCTCGCCGTTCTCGAACGCAGTCACCAAGTCATCCTGCTCTGCCAGCCACGCTAGCGTCCGCGCTTCGATCTGCGATGAGTCTGAGTCGATCATCATCTGTCCATCGGGGGCAAGGATAGCTGCCTTGATGGCGCTACCCCGAGGAAGGTTTTGAAGGTTTACCTTGTCGTCACCACCCCACCGTCCGGTGTGAGCAGCGTAATAGCGTAGGGGAACTGGCATTGTTCCTCGGGCGGCGATCCCGATGAAGCGAGTAGTACGGGTTTCGTCGAGCGTAGACTTAACACCTAACCGCGCAGCCACAATAGCTTGCACGATGACATCTGGGTGTTCGAGCAGGGCTTTGAACTCCTCGTCGTTCTTGGCAAAGGCGTACGTTTCCTTACCCGTAGTAAGGCTGATCTTGCGTGGGGGTGTTACACCTAGACTCTCCAAGACTCCGGCAAGCTTGGGGTTACTCATCAGGTCGTCCTTCTCGATCAGCATCTTGGTCATCAGATGCTCCTTAGTTTCCTTGACCGCCTTCAGGTGTACCTCTAACACAAGCCTATTCAACTCCAGCACCGGCTCGCTGAACATCCGTATGGTCAAGTCGATCAGCTTCAACTCGGACTTGTCGAAGTCCTGCGAGAATATCTGGAACAGCTTAAGCGTCAACTCTGCATCGTTCTTGCAGTACTCGCCATACTGCGTCATGTCAGCGGCGGTAAAGTCAGTGCGCTTCTTGCCCAACGCAGCTACCACTTCGCTTCCTTTTTCTCCGATGTTGTAGTACGTAGCGAGCGCAGCCAAGCCGCCTCCCACTTCAATAGTGTGTAAGGCACGTGCCATACTAAGAGTATCAAGCCAGCCAGCAGGACGCACATCAAAGTGCCAATTAAGAATAGCGGCATCAAAGATAGCGTTATGAGCCAGTACCAGATGCTTGTGTAGCTCCAACGAATCAAGAAAAGCCTTTGTTTGTTTATGCGTCCCAGAGAACCACCTAGCATCTTGCCCTTCCTCCTTGATACCAACACCAATCGTCTCGAAACGCTCGTCACGTATGTATTCCTCCGTGGTCATCTTGGACAAGCTAAAGTCCTTGTCGTAGTAAGTTTCAAAGTCCAATGCGATTATTTTCATTTCAGTCCTAGCGCGGCTTTGAGTTTATCTTTGATGCTGTACTCAGGTTTGGGTGTAGCACAGTGAACAGCAAGTTCGGGGCGTGTCATGAAGTAGCTTAGGTCTGGAATAGCTATACCCATCGACTCCTCTACCAGTAGCTTACGCATTACCCCCTCGTGGAATTCTTTCTGCTTCACCCTACAGTACGTCTCCCATAGTATCTGCACCTCGTAGTCTGACATCCACGACTGTGCTTGATGCCCGTTAATTCTTGCCTCTATCGCGTTTACTATATACGACCATTTACCCCCTCTAAGCGGCGACTCGGAGAACTCCTCGGGGTTAGTCTCCATACGACGCAGCAACAGCGCAACGCCTTCACTTACCTTTTCGTCACTCATTTTTATCTCCTTGTAGTATCTTCCGCATGACGAAGCTATGTAGAGACTTTCTCCCCGCTGCTTTAAACTGCTTCCATAGCGCGTCCGTTTCGTAGTCATCTAGGATGATAAGCATATCCTTGTCACCATCAACTGCCCTACGCTTCAGCACATTGAGGAAGTCGTGCCATTTACTTGAACTGTTGAGCGCGAACTCCTCGGGGTTAGTCTCCATGCGTTGTATCAATAGCGTCACCGCTTCGCACGGGTCGTGGTGCCGCCTAAAAAGTTTCTTTGCCGTCATGTCTTATTAGCTCCTGTATTAGTAACTCCACCATGTCTAGGTTTGTTTCTCTAGCTACGATAGCGTGCCCTTTAGCGGATTGAATCTTCTCGATCTCTCTGTCCTGTAGTGCTGTTGTCTTACCTGTACCTGCCTTGCACTCGATAGCTAGAAACTTACCGTCCGCACAGCAAACAATGTCGGGCACACCTGCACGACCGTAGCCGTTAGCAGGAACAAAGAAGTAGTAAACGTCATACTTAGCTAACAGCTTTACTACTTTGGATTTAACTTTTGATTCAGGTGTGCCCGCCATAATTACCTCGTCGCCTTAAGTGGTTCGTTCTGCTCAATGGCACGGTTCAGATACCACTGGGCTTTCAGCAGGTCCTCTCTGCCTTTGTCCGTACCCTTAAGCCCCGCACGACTGATGTACTTCACGACGTTACCAAGGTGATAGCCCAAGGACTTAGCCTCGATGAAGTCGATGACCTCGATACCGCCATGCGTGTAGTGTGTAGGCTGATTGATTGGGTCAGCAGGTTTGAATATAGGCATACGCGGGTCAAACGCTTCCTTGATGCTTGTGTTCGATGTAGCGGTGTAGGCTAACTTCATGTCCTTCTTAGGCACCTTGACCTCATCCATCTTTACTAAAGCTTCAGCATATTGCAGCGGGGTTATCCCCATCTTGGCCCCAAGCTTTACCTGCGATGCGGTTAACTGAACTACCCTCGGCTTCTCTTGCTTCTTTAACGCCGCCCGCTGTACGTACACACTCCCTATCGTTGTATTCAGTTTTGCTGCTACAGCGGCTGTGGTAGCCATAGGGTGTGCGGTCAAATACCTACGAATCTTTTCTGCTTTACTTAGTCTCTTCATTGCTATTCTCCTTGTGGTTGTTGGTACTGCGGTTATATCTTCTCAACTACTTCGTTGTACTTAATTTCCAAATCAAACAGCGCATCTTTCAGTATGTCCGCTTGTAATACTATGTGGGCATCAACAAACGACGCGGTGTACTCAATAGTAGTTAAGTCACGTTCAGGGTTCCATTTCACTGTAAATGCTTTCATTTGTTCTTCTCCTTTAGCTTGGCTTCTGCTTTTTTAATGTTGACTAAATCAGGTCTGCCGCAGTCCAATATGTCTTTTACCTCCTCATCCGTCAGCCCCTGCCATTCGCGTGGTGCCTTGTTTACCATGCAATACGCATCTAACATGTGTATTATCAATACCCGTTCACCATCGCTGTCGTAGATTGTTTCGTACACACACTTTTCTCGTACAAACTTTT